GTAACCAACGGACCTGACAAGCCACAGCATATTTTTGCTGGGCGTAACGATATTGGAGATTAAGATGAATAAGCTTAAGATTAACCGCTTTAACGCGGAAAACCGGGACGACCCGCCCCGCATTACTCAAGAGCAGCTTGAGGCGTGGCTTTATGGTGGCATCGGCGGCACGGTTGCTAAGAAGATTGAAGAGCTGCTTAACGGCGTGTCATACGACATTACGGACTTCAGGGCGGGCATTGTTCCCGCTGTCCAGCCTAAGCCCGAAAAGCTTAACGTTCACGATGTTCCGCTTGGTACAATCATGTACTACTGTGGTAACCCGAAGCAGAACGGCAGCTACCACGGTGTTGAGATTATTGTGGTCGAAACCCCTATGGGGTTTCGTGACACGTTCACTTACGGCCGCGTTCTGGGTAACACTTGGGACGGCGCGTTCACGTTGAATGAGCTTACCACGGACATTACTAAGTCCGTTGGGTATGAGCCGCCCGCTCCTGCTTATGTCGCTCCCAAGGAAGATCGTACCCATTGGGCTGCGGGGGACGTTGTTCGTTGCCTAAGCCGCACTCTGTCGGGTGATCGTAACGGGTATACGTTCTTCGGAGAAGTTGGCACGGAGTACACTATTCTTGAGCCCTATGCCGACAACGGCGTCTCGGACGTTTTGTTTGAGGGTGGGGGCTCTGGCGCTCGCGAACGCTTTACATTGGTGAGGAAAGCGCCTCCCAAGCGTCTGCCCATTGAGCGCCCTGTTCGCATGGCAGACGTAGAGGCCGGGGATATTCTGCGCTATTGCGGGGTAGACGATGATCACGATAGCTGGCCCGAGCTTGGGTCCGAGGTTGTGGTTGTGGGTATTAGCCAGTATGGGCAGCTTATGTATAGCTGTGTTAATAAGAGGGGCGAGACTACCAACAAGCAATACGCGCCGGACTATTGTGTTGCCCAAGGCTTCTCTTTCGTTCGCCGCCCCTTTAAGGTGGGTGAAGTGGTGCAATCCACCACGAACACGGTGTGGGTGGGTAATATGCTGGTCGTGAACCCGGATACCGGTAGTGACTTCCAACCCGTTCGCTGCGTACACCCTAAGTATGGTCAGGGTAACTTCCCGATCAATGAACTTAAGCGCGTCCTTTAACCCATAAGCCCAAGGAGGGCCGAGTATGCTAGTTATCATTCGCGGCCTTCCGGGCGGCGGGAAGTCCGCGCTTGCCAAGATGTTTGAGCGTGATGGGTACGTTCATGTTGAGAATGACCAGTTCCGCGCCAGAAGCGGGGAGTATGTCTATGATCCTGAGGAAGCTACGGCTGTTAAGGCGTGGTGTCACCGCACGGTCAAGGGATACCTTCGCCAAGGCCGGAACGTGGTTGTTAGCAATACGTTCTGCGAGCTTGAGTGCGTCGAGGATTTCATAGCCCTCGCCAAGCGTTACGGCCATGACTACACCGTGATCGAGGCTAAGGGTAGATTTGGCTCAGTGATGGGCTGCGATGCGGCTGGCATGGATATACGCCGCGCTAGATGGGAGCATTACCCGGTATGAGACTTGCTAGTATTACGCTGCCTATACCTGATGACACAGGCAGACCTATTGATGCCCCGTTTGGTAAGAAGTATAACGCCATGCAAGTTGGCCACAGGACTATCGTAAACGCCTTGACCGAGGGCTTTACCCGCATTGAGGGGCAGGGCTGTTGGATGGGGGATACGGAGACTGTGTATCGTTACGAGTTTGCCTGTGAAGATAACGAGCAGGGACAATCGGACCTTCGCGCCTTGGCCTTTAGGGTTAAGGTGCTGACTGATGAGCAATCAATAATGGTTGTTCATGCTAACGGAGAAGTGGAGTTTATCTGATGACCATTTGGCAATCTATCGTGGCGTACTGCGCTTTGCAAACTGCTATTGCTGAGCAGGAGGCTGAGGATGATGCGGCCGTTTAGGTGTGTAAGCTTGGACTACAAAGTTCATGACTATACGTGGCCCGATCTTAAAGATGCGTGGGGCTTTCTTAGGGGATATGATCCAACCCGCCCCGATGCGGGAGCTAAGGTTTGGCGCGTTACCGGGCCGGGCATTAGCGTAGTTCTGCGCTTTAAATAATATCGTCACCCTAGAACACTGACTATACAAATGGTGGGATGGTACTGCCGTCCCCCCGCTTGTGCAGTTAGCACACCACGGTAACCCGCTAGTGGGGCTCTGCGTGGAAACACTAGGAAAGAGACTAACACATGGCTAAGACCAAAAACCAAGCTGCCGCCACCGAAGCTCAGCCGAAATCGACCCAAGAGCTTCTGACGCTGGCTGAGGCTCGTGTTGCCAAGCTCAAGCAACGTCTGACTACCGAGAACGTCCTGAACGGTATCGAAGCTGGTCAAACCGTTGGCTTCCGCTTTGGCCGCAATATCCCCGAGCGTACCAACAGGGCGGGCGAAGTTGTCCCGGCTCGTGCTGCTCGTCAACTGACGGGTACTGTCGTCGGCGTGAAGGATATCACGGACGATAACGGCGCCGTCACCGGCAAGCTCATCAAGGTCCAATCGGGTGAAGGCTTCGACGCCGACACGTACACCGTTAACGCTCGGGACATTACGTCCGTTGGCGACAACGATACCACGCAGGACGACGATGACGACGCGGAAGCCCGTCAAGAACTCGCTGACGTGACTGAGGCTGTTGCTGGTGCCGAAGGCGTCGATGCTGTCCAAGCTCGCGACGAAGTGATGGACGAAGCTGATCCGCTGGAAGCTGCTGAGTAAGCAGTATGCAATCCCGTCACGGACGTAACGGGGACAAGGTTGCCTCTGTGGAGCGCCAGCAACTAGCTGCGCTTCGCAAGGCGGTTATTGCCCTTTACTTGTCGGGCAAGTGGACTTGTCTTGAAGCTGCTGATGGTTCGCTTCTCTCAGAGGCCGAACAGGCTAAACTGTGGGAAGATGTGCGAGATGCGCTTGGTTTCAAGCCGGGCTACAATACCACGGCAAGCGTTATCTAAACGTATTACGCGGCTAACCGTATCAGGTGATACGAGGAGCCTTAGCTGAACGCTACCCTGCGGGATAGCCGCGTAACTACCGGACCTGACAACGATAGCGATATTTTTGTTGGGCGAGGCCCTACGGCCTAGTGGGTATCCACGAAAGCCCTACACGGTGTTTGGCGGAACACTTGAAAGAACCGCCACCCTATTCATTGGAGACTACCATGCAACGTACTGCGTCACTCATGGCGGCGGCTGCCGCTTCCCTGCTTATCGGAGCAACCCGCGCCGTGTACCCTCTGTACGCCCCGCGTGGTCCCGCTCTCCCCGATAACCGCCTTCCTCCCCGCAAAGATAAGGGCCGGGCATACCGTTGGGTTGCGTTGAACCGCAGGAAGCCCGACAATCTTACCCGGATGATCGTGGCCTAATGCCGTTTCACCAAGACGTACATGAAACCATGATGCATGAGCGCGACCCCTGTTGGGCCATGTATGAACAAGAACCTAATCCCTGTGATCGCGCTTGCGATGATCGGGAAGCTATCGAACAAAGCGGGTACGACTGCGATTGTACGCCCGTTGACGTACTGATGGGCGATCCCGGCCTTGGCCTCAACGTAGCATGGGCGATGGAACATGGCGACGAACCAGCATATACCTGAGTGCTTTAAGCGCAAGATGGAGGTTGATCGCTTCTGTAGCTACCCGGTCGTAAAGATTGAGTGGATTAAGGCGAGACGCGCCATTAGGCGGGAGTGCCAAGTTTACTTCCTTGGTCCTGCCGGTGGCGGCACTATTGGAGGCGGCGCACCTGTCGCACTAGCAGCTTAGGAGATTACATTGCTAGACCCCCGATCATGGCTTGACCAAGCTAAGACGCTCGACGTTGGGCGCTCCATGCGGACGGACCATGATTGCGGGTCTGGCCGTACTCTCAAGGTAGATCACAAGGAAAACGGATGGGGCGCGTGGTGCTGGCGTTGTAATGACGACGGATGGGTGCCGCACCCCGAGGAAAGCCTAGCCCAACGCATTGCCCGCCTGACCGCTGTGAAGCGCGTGGAGGACGAGGCTTGCCGCTCGGTGGCCCTGCCTACCCCCATTGAACCCGATGCCGCCCTGTGGCCCCCTGAGGCCCGCCTGTGGCTATACAAGATTGGAATGTCTAATGACGATATCAGGAAGACGGGGTTTTACTATTGCACCCGGTTGGCTCGTGTCGTCTTGCCTGTTAGGGATGCCTCCGGCGTTGTCTATTGGCAAGCCCGTAACCTTACGCCCAAGGACGGGAGACCGAAGTATCTCAACCCTCTGGTTGATAAGTCCGCGATCTTCGCTCGTTACGGCGAGGGCAAGGAAGTTGTCATCACTGAGGACATACTCTCTGCGTGGAAGTGCGGAAGGGTCACATCGGCGTGGTCGATCCTTGGTACGGCGCTATCGCAATCTCAATGCCTTGCACTTATTCGACATGGCTTGCCGGTGTATATATGGCTCGACCCTGACGGTCCCGGACAGAGGGCTGCCGCCAAGATTTTCAAACAACTAAACGCTTACGGCGTGGACGCGCGAGTAATACGCAGCGACGCGGACCCTAAGCTCTTACACATAGAGGACATTAGAAGGAAACTGTATGGCTAGTTTGGATATGACGCTGCTGCGTATTGTACGCCGCCGCGCTGACTACGATAAGCTGGTCCGCAGCATCAACCCCGATGTTCTGGACGAGCGAACACGCATTGTGCTTAAGGACTTCGGAAGGTTCTTCCGTGAGCATGATGACGTAATGCAGATTGACTATGAGCCGTTCTTCCTGTGGTTCAAGATGTTTGCACACCCAAACCTCAAGCCGGATAGCTTGGAGATTTACGGGCAGCTACTCAAGAACATTGAGGAGGACGTACCGCCAAGCATCCGTGAAAACTTCATGGCCCGCATGGTGGCAGCCGAGACAGCCAACAACGTGCTCAAGGGTATTGAGACATACCAAGAGGGCGGGGAGATTGACATTGGTGTCATGCTTCGCGATGCTGTGGAAGAGTTTGAGCTTGCTACTAATCGCAAGGTTAAGCAGCCTTGGGTCGAGGACGATATCGTTGACCTGCTGCAAGAGGATAAGCACGATGCAGGACTTCACTTTAGGTTGCCGTGCCTCAACGAGAGCCTTCGGCCTCTTCGGGCAGGGGATTTCATCATTGTCGCAGCACGACCGGACGTTGGTAAAACCACCTTCTTCACCAGCGAGCTTAGCTTCATGGCCCCACAGGTTGACGAGCTATACCCTGACGAGGAACGATGCATCCTGTGGTTCAACAACGAGGGACTAGGGAAGCGCATTGTATCCCGGCTGTATCAATCGGCCTTGGATGCTAGCGTGGGTGACCTCGTTCGCTACAGTGATGACAAGAGTATCTACAAGCGGTATGCCAAAGAGGTAGGCAATGGTGACTTCGCGAGAGCCAAGTCCCTCATCCGCATCATGGACGTGCATGACTTCTGGAACCACGAGATTGAGGATATCATTCGCGCTAACAACCCAGCACTAGTGGTGTTCGACATGATCGACAACATTAAGTTTGGGGGGAGCGCGAATAACAATGGGCAACGAACGGATCAACTCCTTGAGGCTATGTATCAATGGGGTAGGGTGCTGGGTGTCAAGCATGACTGTGCGGTCATGGCTACGTCCCAAATATCGGCGGACGGGGAGAATATGCAATACCCGCTGCTTGGTATGCTCAAGGACTCTAAGACGGGCAAGCAAGGGGCGGCTGACGCTATCATTACCATTGGCTATCAAGCTGATTTCCCTGACGCCCGGTTCATTGGTACTACGAAAAACAAACTGGCAAGAGAGGGAGCACCTAAGTCTCCTAGGGCGGAGGTTGTGTTCGATGGTACACATGGACGGTACCGCTCGATTACCGAAGTGAAAGCAGGAGAAGTAGATGAGTAAGTTTAAGTTGCTGCCCTCGCACCCCGGACATATCTCGGCTCAACTTGTTGGGTCGGAATATGTATTCGGGGAGGGCAAAGATACGGACGTGTTATGGCTTACCAAGGATGCGGTAGCTGCGCGAACGTATTTGATTGAGCATGGCTATGACTGCGAGAGCGATACCCGGCCAGAATATAATGACGCTAAGTTCTATTCCCTGCGTCAAGGGCGTGTGAATATCCTTGTCTGTGCTGATGAGGAATACTATGATCTTACCCTCCGTGCGGTTGAAGTATGCAAATATCTTCAGCTTGCAGACAGGGATCAGCGGGTCATGGTGCATAAGATTGTGCGGGATGGAGAACGGGTGTGATTACTAGCCCGATGCATAACGCACAATGGCAATGCTGTAAGCATCCTACGCTAAACGCATATCAGATTAGTGCGCGCTGGCTTGCTGGCGGAGTACGACTGGATTACAACTACATTATGCGAGAAGATGAAGGCCCGATGTTTTGGAACGTGGTAGCCATGATGGCCCGCCGACTTGGGGAACAGGCCGGGGTCTTTCAAGACGCGGAAGCCAAACGTATGCAAGACTACGCTTGGTGGCGACGCAACAGTAGTATGTTCGCATGAGCTATGTAATCTGGGATTTGGAAACCACTATCTTTACCAGCTTCAAGCGGAAGGCTAACCCGTTTGACCCGAACAACTATGTGGTCATGCAGGGGTACAAGCGTTTCCGTGGGCCGGTAGTTGGGGACTACTATGGCGAGAAGCGCCCGGATGGTAGCGACTGGTTCATTAAGCTGATTGAGCCGCCGCCCCCCGAGGTAGCGCCTAAGATGCTGGTTGGGTTGAACATCAAGTTCGATCTGCTGTATGCCCTGCGCGAGCCGCAGAACCATGCAGCGTGGATGCGTTGGGTATCCAACGGCGGAACCATTTGGGACTGCCAGCTTGCTGAGTATCTGCTTGAGGGCATGGCCCCTACTGAGCATATGCTGAGCATGGATGAGATTGCTCCTCGCTACGGCGGTAACGTCAAGTATAACGAAGTAAAGGACCTTTGGGATGCAGGAGTACAGACATACGATATTGAGCCTGCACTTCTCCGAAGGTATCTTTGTGGGGGCGATGGGGAGCATGGTGATATTGGTAACACCGAAGTCATCTTCCGTGCCCAACTCGAACGCGCAAAAAACTCAGGACAGCTTAAGTCCATCCAGCTAAACATGGGTAGCCTTCTCTGCACAACAGAGATGGAACTTAATGGTATGGCCGTGGATAAAGAAGAAGGGCTACGTCAGGCTGCGAAGCTTGCCGATGACCTTGCTGAGCTTACCATTGAGCTTACCAAGCATCTGCCCGAGGACTTGCCCTTTGACTTCAACTGGCAAAGCGGTCCCCAAAAGTCCGCGCTGATCTTCGGCGGGACAGTAACGTATCAGAAGCGGACCCCCACACTTAAGCCGGACGGCACCCAAGCCTACGTCCTTAAGAAAGTCAAGGCATACTATACTGATGCGGGCCACGTTCCTGTCGATGAATACGACGAGGACAAGCACGGCGATCGCCTGACGTTTAAGGCGGGCAAGAACGCCGGGGAATACAAGACCAAGGATATCACGGTCGATGACCTTGAGCGTCCTAAGATGCCGTGGCGTGACCATGAGTACACCTTCCCCGGTGTTACTGAGCCCAAGAAACAGTGGGCGGGCTCTACTCCCGGCGTGTACTCTACCTCAGCCGATGTTATCAAGGTGCTGTCCAACCGGGGCATCCCTTTCCTTGAGACGCTTGGTAAGGTTGCTGGTCTAGCTAAGGACCTAGGCACCTACTACATCATCGAGGACAGTAAGAACCCCGGTGAGTACAAGGGTATGCTGACGCTGGTACAAGCTACCGGCATCATCCACCATATGCTGAACCACTGTTCGACAGTGACAGCGCGCTTCTCTTCTAGTAACCCGAACCTACAGAACATTCCCAAAGAGGGTAAGTCCTTGGTGAAGTCTATCTTCATCAGTAGGTTTAAGGGCGGTAAGATTATTCAGTCCGACTTTACCGCGCTGGAAGTCTATGTCCAAGCCGTGCTTACTCAGTGTCTCCAACTGATCCGCGACCTGCGGGCTGGGCTGGATATGCACTGTGCCCGCGTGGCAAGTAAGGAAGGCTGCACCTATGAGGAAGCCCTGCTGTGGTGCAAGGGTGACGACAAGCGTGGCATCAAGCCGCGTGAGGGTTGGCCTAAGAAGCGTACCGCAGCCAAGGAGTTCAGCTTCCAGCGTGCATACGGTGCAGGGGCGGAGGCTATCTCCGAGACAACCGGCATCCCTGTGGATGAAATCAAGGAGCTTATCAAGGCAGAGGAACTGCGTTACCCGGAGGTTACCACCTACTATGACCGGATCACAAAGGTCATCAACGCTAACAGTGAGGCGACTAACAAGTTCGCTCAGCATCCAGACCTGCCGCACCTCACTTGCAACTTTCGTAAGTCTCATTTTCGTACACCAGATGGTAAGCTATATACTTACCGTCAGTCACCAGCGCCGGAGTTTCTGGCTAAACGTCCTGCTTCTAAGGGAGGGTGTACCACGTCCTTCTCCCCTACGGAGATTAAGAACTACGTCGTTCAAGGAAGTGGCGGCGAATGGGCGAAGGCTGCTATGTGGCTTGTTCTCCGCGCTTACTATAAGACTGGTAACTTTGGAGGCCGTGCGTTGCTGGTCAACCAAGTCCACGACGCAGTTTATGCGGACGCTGCCCCCGAGGTAGCGATTAAGGCTGCGGCTACCCTACACGCTTGTATGGAAGCAGCATCGGAGTTTATGGAGTGGTGGTTTGATTGGCCCGTCCCCGTCCCGGTTCCTAGTGAAACCATGATGGGCGATAGCATGATGGACGAGAGCCATATGCCACCGGGCTTCAAAGAGTTGGCTGCCAAGATACGACTTAGTGTACGGCGGCTTTACATTGGGGACGGTTATGTCCCTTCATTCGAGAAAGGAAAGTAATGGTTGACATTGCTAAACTACAGGCACTAGCTGCCGAGAAGGGTGAGAACCAGACTGAGGCTACCGCTGCTGGGGGCGGCACTTTTGAGGTTCCCGACGAGGGTACTGGTGGTTGTCGCCTTATCTCGTACATCGAGACCGGGAAGCATCAGAAAGACTTCAAGGACGGAAGCAAGGATATCGAGCAGGTCATCCTTGAGTTTGAGCTGGTTGGAAAGCGTTGGCCCTCTACTAATGAGGAAACCAAGCGCGAGAGGCCGTTCATTATCCGCATCACGGAGAACAAGTCCCTTAACGAGAAGGCTAACTTCTACAAGCTGTTTACCCGCTTGAAGCAAGAGGGCGACAAACATATGTCCCAACTGGTTGGTCGGGACTTTAAGTGTACAGTTGTTCATTATACGAGCGGTGAAGGCAACGAGAAGAAAACCTATGCCAACCTTCGGGATAAGGCGGGTTACACTATTGTTCCGCCGTATGCTGACGTTGATGACGGCGAGGGTAACATCACCCGTAAGCGCATTGCTTTCCCGGAAGCCAAGTCTCCGCTCAAGATTTTCCTGTGGGACTTCGCGGACAAGGAGCAATGGGATAGCCTCTTCATTGACGGCACCTTCGCTGATAAGAAGGATGACAAGGGCAATGTGATCGAGGGCTCCGGGCAATCGAAGAACTGGATACAGGCCCGCATCAAGGCGGCTAAGAACTTTGAGGGCTCGCCTATTGCTGCCGTGATTGGTGGCGGGGATGCCCTTGAGCTTGGCGATGCTGAGACGCCGGAACGTAAGGCTACTGCGCCTGATCCTGCGGACGACGCGCCGCTTACCGAAGAAGATGATCCGCTGGCGGGTATGTAATGACGCCTGAGGCGTTGGCTGCACTACAGGGGAAGGCGGCGGAAGCCGCCCCCCAAGTGCGGGAAGATGTACCGATGGTCCCCGGCTTGGTTATGCACCTTGACGGGGACATGGTTTGCTATAGCTGTGCGGGCAATGATGACACCAGCCCCGGCGAAGCGCGTATGAACGCCTTGGCCCTGATCGAGAAGCTTCGGTCACGCAGCGGGGCAGAGAACACCGTGGTCCACATGACCGCCCCCGGCTCGCACAAAGGAGAACGCTACCTTGTTGCAACCGTCAAGCCCTACCAAGGTCAGCGCAGCAATAGCCGTCGGCCTAAGAACCACGGATACCTGCAAGATTGGCTCATGCAGTACGAAGGCCCCGCCTTCAAGGTCAAGACTTGGAAAACCCGCGAAGCCGATGATGGGATTGCAGCTTGTGCCTATCATGCTGCTAGATCGCCCGGCGTTGGATATATAGTCATTGCCACGGCAGACAAGGATATGCGTATGCTTCCCGGTCTGCACATCGACTGGAAAACCCATAAGCTTGTCCGCGTTATGCCGGGGGACTTTGAAGTTTACGGCAGCCCCGAAGGGGATAAGCCCGCTAAGCTCTATGGTTCCAAGTGGTTCTGGATGCAGATGCTCATGGGCGATGCAGCGGATAACATTCCGGGGCTTCCCAAGTATTGTACCACGGATAGCAAGGGTATGCCTTGTCTTAAGCCTATGGGCGAGAAAACTGCCGAGAAGTTTCTTGAGCGGTGCAAGAACAATGCCGCAGCGTTTGCTGAGGTATATGGCCTGTATCAAGAATATTACACTAGCGGAGAAGGAGAGCATTTCGATTTCCAATACGCTGATGCTAGGTTCTGCGAGCAAGCCGCGCTACTGTGGATGCGGACGGACAATACCGCCACGATCAATAACTTCGTTACCCACAAAGGGCCGGGGTGTATTAGTGAGGCTTTCCCTGATGAACTCCGCGTAGCCGCTGCTATGCTAGTTAAGCGAGTGGAGAAGCTACGCAATGAAACTAACGAACTCTCAGCTTAGAGAGGCTGTACAACAAATGTGGGCGGCACAGGGACAGAAATGTAAACTGTGCCGCCTCCCTCTCCGATACGATGCTAACTGTGTCGGGGATCACTGTCATAAAACAGGGAAGCTGCGGGGCGCTATTCATCGCCGCTGTAACTCCTTGCTTGGCAAACTAGAGAACAACGCCCCACGCTTCGGCTTCAATGCACCGGGGCAACTTGAGGCGTTCCTCTACGGAGTAGGTGATTATATGCGGGCCCCGCACTCACACCTGATCCACCCCCTATTCAAAACCGCCGACGAGAAACGATTGGCGAGAAACAAGAGGGCCGTACTCAAGCGCGCCGCAACAAAGAAAGTAGCTAAATGACGAAACCGAAACGCAAGGTAGCGCCTCGTAACCCTACGCCGGATGAGCTTATCGCCGTCTTGCCTAGGGGCGGGCGTGGACGCACAAGTATCGCTAAGGCTGCCAATACGCTGCGGGATGAGTACGGCTATAAACACATGACCCCGCAGCTTTTCAGGCTGCTGGTAGCCCGCTTGGATGACAGCGACGTAACAGTTGAAGTCTCTCGCGCTAAGCTGCTGCTTGAAAAGCGCAACGCCCAAACGAGTAACCTCGATCTGCGCCGGGATAACAAGGTGCTGGTCGATGCGCTTGGTACCAAGGAAGATTTGCTGGACGCCATCCGACAGATCGTGGAGACCATGCCGGTTCGGCCCCCGCTGGACCCTGTGGACTACCTTGGTGACGAGGACGGCAAACCGATGACGGTTGAGATACTTCTCTCGGACCTTCAGATCGGTAAGCTGCAACCGGGGTACAATACGCCCATCGCTCGTAAGCGCCTGTATGAAATGGGCCGCGCCGCTATCATCGGTATCAAGCAGAAGGTTGAGCTTGGCTACAAGGTTGAGCGCATCGTTCTGTGTCTTGATGGGGATATCATCGAGAGCGACAAGAAGCATGATAACTCTGCCCGAGCTACGGATACCTCCACGGCTGAGCAGATGTACGACGCCACGGTAGCAATCTTCGAGTTTGTTATCGAGCCCATTGCCCGCCTTGGTATTCCTATGGACGTTATCGGTATCGCGGGCAACCACGATTGGGACGGTCACGGCATGGGTATGTATCGCCCCGGCCGGGATATGTTCGCCTACCCCATGTATAAGAGCATGGAATACATTGCTAAGCGTGCGGGCTACGACAACGTGGACTTCACTATTCCTGACGGGACTTACGCCGTGGTAGACTTCTATGGGCAGAAATGCCTGTATGAGCATGGCGTTGGCGTGTCTGTCACGGAAAGCTCGATGCGCGCTCACAAGACCAGGCGTAGTGAGCAAGAGAAAGCTTACATCACCTACTTCCGTATGGGAGACAAACACAATGTCAGCACGTTTAATGCAGGGCAGTATGTCGTTAATGGGGCCTTCTTCGGTAGTGGTGCCGGTGGCGAAGAGTATTCCTCTATCAACGGTTATAGCTCAGTGGCAGCGCAATGGATGGGATATCACGTCCCTCGTAATGACTCCCGCCTTACGCTCTACGACAGCTTCACCATCCAACTAGGACACATTGGAGAATAAATGACAGACGCAAAAAATGACGGGCTTCGCTATAACGAAGGTAAACGCCGTTTCGATCTGATCCCCCCTGATGCTATGGCCGCACTTGCGGACCTGTTCACCATTGGTGCCCGCAAGTATGCGGAGCGTAACTGGGAACGGGGCATGGCGTACTCCAAAGTTATTGCCAGCCTTGATAGGCATTGGAATGACTTTAAGGCGGGGATTGACCGCGATCCTGAGACGGGGTGCCTTCACATTACCCACGTTGTTTGGAACGCTATGGCGCTGCTTACGTTTAAGCTGCGTGGTATTGGCATTGATGATCGTTATAAGGTCAAGATGCCCAAGCAGATCAACGGGCCCCGACACCGTGGGTAAAGGGCCTAGCCCTTGGCAACCTGAGACTAGCCAGCATAAGCTGGCGGTCTTGGGGAAGCTTGCTGAGGAAGGCGCGGAAGTAGCTACTGCTGCTGTTCGCTGCATCATCCAAGGTATTGACGAACGCGAGCCTGTTACCGGGAAGCTTAGTCGTGAATGGTTTGAGGACGAGATTGCTGATATCATTGCTCAGACGCGGCTGGCTTCGGAGGCTTTGGGCCTTGACGTAAGCCGTATTATGGATCGGGCCAAAGCTAAGCAGGAATACACTGGTACTTGGCAACGTAGCCTTGAGCCTATCAGAAAAGAAGTGGAGCGAGTGCTTGGCTAACGAAATCATTCACAAGGCGGTTGAGCTCGGTAAAGTAAAGACCAAGCGACGCCAAGAACTTTCCCAGCCGGGATACATTGCTAAGCATTACATTGCTCAGCCTAAACACGATGGCTGTAATACCGTGATGAAGCTGTGGTATCCGCCTAACTACGGGACGGGCCTATGCAATGTGGAGACCACCAGCCGCACCGGGGAGCCTAACCGGGCTATGGGCCGTGCAGAACGGGCTCTCTCGTCCTTCTTAGCCCCGGAGGTCGCACAGTACGGCGGCTTGGTGCTGCTGGGGGAGGCGTGGTGGCCCGGTAAGGACCAGTTCAGCGAAATCAGCGGACACTTCCGTAGACATAGCGAGAGCGATAAGCTCCGCATGGTGGTATTCGACTGCCTTACGCTTGCGGAGTTTGAAGCGGGGTATTCCCCTGTGGGTTACTTGGAGCGCCTCAATAGGCTTCCCCCGGTAGCTGCGTGGGATATCTCCCCCGATCCAATCCAGTTGGTCCGCAGCTATAGCCGTAGAGAAGAACCCCAAGATTTTTGCAACCGCTTGGTTGAGAAAGGTGGATACGATGGAGCAGTTTATCGTGACCCCAACGGTATCTGGCAACGAGGCCGGGGCACCACCGGGGAGCTGCTTAAGATTAAGCGTAGTCTGTCGTTCGACCTACGGGTTACCGCAATCTACGAGGGCTTGGGTAAAAACGCAGGACGGGTGGGCGCTATTGGCGTCTCGTTCAAAGGGCAGGAGCTACGCTGCAACGCGGGCACCGATCAAGAGCGCGAACAATGGTGGGCTTGCCCGGCTGATATCATTGGCAAGATCGTTGAAGTAGAGGCTATGGACTTTAGCAGCGAAGGATTGCTGCGGGAGCCCCGTTATAAGGGCATACGCCACGATAAGCTTGAGCCCGATGCCTGATTGGGTCGGGTGGTTCCTTATCGTATGGGCTACTGTAGTCATGTGGTCTAACCTGATTGACGAAATCTTCGGACCTCACAACCAATAGAATATTTTTAACAGGCGAGCCGATTTATGAATATGACACAAGCCGATCTGGAACGCCAAATGTATGACTTTGGGCGTTCCCGCGCTGAGCGTATGATGACCTCCAACGAGGAAGGGGGTAGAGCTAACAACAACCC